ATAAGTTGACCTGCTTGTTGCTTTCCTTTTGGATCAACCGTTTGATATTGATCCACACCATTACTTGTAAATGTTACAATAGGGATAATTACCTGATTAAATTTGTTGTTAACTGCATAATATTTCCTGTCTTTTGAACAAACAGGACAAGGTCCGGGTTTTCCTTTTTGTTTTTGATTAGTAGAACTTATCCTATTTGGATCTCCGTCTTTTTTCTTTGTACGATCAATTTCAAACAATTGCTTAAGATCCGCTATAGGATCCATCTGGGTCTTCCACTGTTGTTGATGTTGAGGGTCCTGATTTCCTATTTTAAAATAATAATTACCTTTGACCACAATATCCAAATCACCCCCAACATAAAGACTATTATTACCTTTTACAGTTGTGAATTTGTCGGCCAGAACCAATTGTTGATCATTTTTTACAGATAATCTGCTTGTTGTTGCATTATTAAATTCCAAAAATGATCCGGAATAGTGTGTAAATTTTAAAACCTCTTTTAAATCAGTGTTTACAAATTCAATTGTTCCGCCTTTTTGAGACATGACCATTTTGTTTCTGTAAGTTTCGGCATCACTTTGTTGGACTTTTAATTCGGCGTTATTTTTGTCCAGATTCTCATAAGCACCTGGATAATCTTCTGCTACTCCGTAATCATCCTGATATATTCCTTGCCAAGCCGCTTGACCAAAACTTACAGCCCAATAAACAGGACGCATAGGATTTCCATCATAAAAGAATACCCAAACATGTGCTCCCACATTAGGAACACTGAATAAACCTTTAGCTCTGTTACTGTAACAGCTTGGAACATATCCATAAGAATTTGGATTTACGTGGGCAACATTATTGGCTGGTGCAGAATTGAATGCATCGCTTAATTTTACCGCTTTTCTTTCCAATACATTTCCTGGTTTTTCACCAATACCATCTGTATTTTGACTGAATTCAGTTGTTTTGAAATTGTCTTGAGGTTTACATGTATCAATAAAACTACTGTCACTTATGGAACCGAATTTTTCAGTTGCATTATATCTTCCGCTTGCTGCTCCTCCAAACAAAGGCATGGCACAGTCCGACCAAGGAAGAATCTTTTTAAGGTCATCCAGAATATCATTTAAACTACTGTTAAGATTTTGACCTATGAAATTAAATTCTTTATCTACTTTTACTTCATTCCATTTATTGTAAACAGTGGAAGTAACGTGAGGAACAAATATCTTGAGTCTTCCTCTTTGTTCTGGGTCGTTATTTTGTACAACTATACCTAAATATTGACCATCGTATCTTTTCATATATTATGTATTTCCTGCTGCTTGTAGTAATTGTTGTGCGGATGGATTCTTAAACTGTTTGTATCCGGATGGATAATATGCAACTTGCTTTTTTCCTTTTACAATTTCAACATTTTGAGCATAAACCCCACTTTTAGGAGGTTGCACAGTTGCTGATTGTGTTTTTCCTCCTGCAAGAACATTTTTTTCAAAATTCAATCTTGATTGCTCCGTATCAAAATATATATCAATTGTTGCTGTTTTTACCTCTTGTGGTTGTTTATTTTCATCTTTTAACCGAATAACGCTTCGCACACTATTTGTATTTTTTCTATTTTTACGAAATACACCTTGACCTTCCCGGTCCATATCTCGTCCACTGGTATTTCCTTCAATTGTTGTAAAACTTCCGTCGGAATTGACTGTTTCTACAATTCCCGTATGGCTATAATTATAAGTTATAATATCTCCAGGTTGAAGAGGTTTTTGTCCAGGTCGGAATATTTCGGCATTTCCATTTCTTGCAAAATCTTCCATTCCGTATGCCCTCATGGTTGCTGGTGCAGGTGTATTTGTTCCTGCAGTTGCTTGCTGTGTAACTGCACTAACAAAACCTGCACACCATGGTTGACCTTGTGAACCTCCTCCTGCAGAGAAAAATGGATTTAATTGTGATCCTGTATTACTGCTTGCATTTTCTGTAACACCCAAATAACTTTGTGCAGCAGTCACAGTTCGAGCACCAACGGAGCTTCCATTCTTAAAGTCAGGATTACTTGGATAATATGATTGTGATCCGTCTCCTTTTACAATTCCCCTTTGCCTTGCTGCTGTTTGTTTCACAACATCTGAACCGGTATCCATTGCCACACGAACTCCAATTGCCGGATTGTCAAAAACAATTTTACTTCCATATGGAATGATTGAAGGATCCACAGCACAGCTTTGACCTTCAACAAGATTTTTTTCTCCGGTTGAACTTGTTTTTTGTGAAGACCATTGATCTCCTCCTTTTCCTATGACTTCTTTTGCACCGTATGTTGTTACCACTGCATTAATACGAAAATCATTAGGAGAAACGGCATTTGGAACAACAGGTCCTGCTTTTACCTGTGTATTATCTCCTCCAGTTTTACTGGATGCATAAGTTTGGGCATTTTGTTTGGTCTGATTGTTGATATTTGCAGCAGCTATAGATTCACTTCTTTGAGTAAATTTAGTAAATGATTGCGTATCCACAGACAAATCCCTTATTGCTTTAGGAGAAAGATTTGAAGGAACACTGGTTTGTATGGAATTCAACAATGAACTTATGTTGGAAACATTCTGTATTCCTTGTAGATTGTTTGTGACTTGGCTTTTTGCAAAATCAAAATTGTTTGTGTTTGTATTTGCAAATTTTGAAAATGTATTCGAGAATATGCTTTGAATATCAACTTCACCTCCGGCAAAATTAGGAATAGGGAAATTGTTTCCTAGATAAGATTGAACAATACCCTGTAATTGATTGGTTATGTCCAATCCTTGTGTTACATTTTTTATTGTTTGATCCAATATTTGAGGAGATGGTAATTGCGGAAGAAAGTCAGTTATAGGAAGATAGTCTTTAATATTTCCAAATTGCATTCCAAAATTGCTCATATTTGAAAATTGAGGTGGCAATTGAACTGAACCGAATATTTGTTCTGGATTTAATTGTGAAAGTTGCTGCGAAATATCATCAAAAGATGGAACAGATATGATCTTTTTTAGCTGTTTAAGATTCATTTCCGGAGCTAATTTTGTTAATAATGCTGCTGGAATATCATCTGCCATAGTATAAAATTATTTATGAAAGAAAATGTTTTTACAATGTTGAAAAACCCTTATCATTTAGTAACATAAATGGATTGAAAATAGCATTTTCTGGACCTCAAGCATCAGGTAAAAGCACAGTTATCAAGCATTTGCTGGATAATTTTTTGAAAAAAGAGGAATATTCTTTTATCAAAGGAGGGGCCAGAAAATTGAAAGATTGTGGTTTTGAAATAAATGAAAAAGGAACAGATTTGTCTCAAGTTCTGCTGTTTAATTCATATATTGATGATTTATTGATTAAGCCAAAACAAACAATAACAAAACATTACATTTATGATCGTTGGTTGTTGGATGGTCTTGTTTATTGTGATTGGTCTGTCAGCATAGGAAAAAACAGTCCATGGGTTTATGATTATGGTCAATTAATGCTCAAAATGATTCACAGTGAAATTGATATACTGTTTTATTGTGATACTGAGGGTGTTCCTGTTGAAAATGACAATTACAGGAACGTTGATGAAGATTATCGAACTGTTATTCGATCCATCTTTGAAAATTATCTAAAAGAACCGATTGTTAAATTTAAAAAAGTTGTGTATCTGACCGGCCCTTTGAAGGATAGAACATCAAAGGTACTTAACGAACTTTAGAGATAACCTAAAAGACTGAGACGGCGAATATTGGGTGAAACAGATTCAGCACCATTATTTGTCAATGTTTGCAATGCAGGGGCGGCAGTAGCAGTTGCAGCAGTGAAAAGAGAGCTTGTACGGTTCTTATATATGATTGCAAATTGAACACCATTATAAGCACTGTCAACACGCAATCTGATGCTATCTTGACCAACAACACCAGAAGCAACAGTATTGGCAGATAGTGTTGCCAATAGACCTGTTAATGCAACTGGAGGATTGTTAAATGCAACAGATTCGACATTTGATCCAACAATATGAAGTGCAACACCAGCAGCGCTCAAACTGTAATTGTTTGTAGATGTCATGTCCGGGTTAAAATTGTCTGGATCCAAAACTTGATTAGGGAAACTTAGTATTGCCATATAATATATTTATTCTTTTTTAATTTTTTTTTTAATACAAACCAATTTTTGTTTTTAATATATCCCAAAGAAAAGTAGCTACTGCAGAAACAGTTATAGCACCACCAATAATTTTAGTTTTAAATTTTTCAACAGTTGTTAAACGATCATGGTGATCATCAATTTTATTGATAATATGATCAATTTTTGTTTCCATGCGGACAACTCGTTCCCGCACATCCATGATATCGTCTTGATAAGGCATAATAAAGTTTTAAATATTTATTATTTAAGGTGTTGGAATTGTTAAAATTTTAGGTAAAAACTTAAAATTTGATGGATCCAACCCTTTCATTCTTTCCAATTTAGGATTTATCATTTTTTCCCAAACACGTTTAGTTATTTCGTATCTCTTCTTTAATATATCTTTCTTTTCTTCTTGGTCAATTAGTATATTTTCTTCTATTTTCTGTGTATTAATTATATAATTATTAAAATCATTTATTAAAGCTGTAAGTTGATCAAATTCCTGTTCACCACTGTAAGGAATGTTGAATTCTTTTAAAAATACCTTCTTTAGCTGCATATTATATATTTATAAAAAAAGAGGGGGATCTTTCGATCCCCCCCTCTTTTTAAAACTTCACGGGACGTACCGTGTGAAAAATTTTCTTTTACATGCCAGGATCTACTTTTTTTAGAAGTAGACGCTCTGTGTGGCAGGTGTGAACGGCTGACCCAGACCAACGACAATAATGACGTGGTAGTACAGGTTAGCCCCGAAGATATTATCCACAACGCCGTAACGAGTCATCAATCCAACGCGAGGCGAGAAGTCGTTAGGACCAATCGTTCTCTGGACGAGGACTGGGATGTACGGGCAATAGATGATACCTGTGTCGTAATACTCCGGACCCTTGTACCCGAGTAGTGCATACTCGAGGCGGGTGGTACGCTGCGGGTTAGTGAGAGATCCCGGATATGCTCCGAGGTTCTCAGCCTGCGCGTCTGTGCGTGTATCACGATACACATTAAACCGACCACCGAGATTTCCAACCTTGGAAACGCCAACAGGTTGAGTGTTGACATTGCCTTGGACGGGAACCCACTGGAATTCAGGAAGCATTTCCAATATGGCGCAAACGCGAGGTGTTGCAACGATGAAGTTGGCAGCACCACGACGGTTACGAACCGCAATGCGGTTAGCTTCGATGATTAGTCTCTGGTAGAAGTCACGATTACGTTCAACTAGCCAGCGACCATCAGCGGAAGCGGGAGACCATACGGAATATCCTGATCCGAAGCCAGCATTGAGGGCAACCTGAATCATACGAATGATCATCTCACGGTCAATTTCTGCCTGTAGCTCATAGCTCATAGCATTTGTCAACTCGGTGTCGATGTCGATACCATTCATATTCTTCAAGTCTTGTTCAAGCTCTACGGACCAGCGAGCAGCAAGCCTACGGGTTCCTGCTTCGACTGCAGTTTTCTCGAAAGAAACTTCAATCTGAGGAATCTTACCGGTAAGTTCGAAGTTACCCAGGATCTGAGCAACACCCTGATCGGTGCCGAGCATTGTGAATTGATCATAATACGGCTGCGAAGGGGATGCACCAGAGAGCTGAGAAGACGAAGTACCAGTATAACGGGTGTCAAGGAGTTGATATCCAAGTTCAGCGCCGTTAGAAGGATTGGCAGGTGTAATGGTGGAATTCGCGTTAGTTCCGCTACCGTCAACGCCAGAATTACCCAATTGTTTATTGAGGTACTTATAGCGAAGAGCGAAAGCAAGACCGACGGGACCACTCATAGGTTGAACACCTACTATCTCGTTGGTGATTAGTTCGGGGAATGTACGACGAATCATCGGGATCAGAATCTTGGGCAGACGTGCATCTCCCTTAGCATAGTCGTCACCAGCGGTGATCTTGCCAGGGGGATTGAACGAAGCTCCAATAGATGCACCTGAACCGAAAACACCACCGCTAGCGGCAGTGTTATCTTCATTAACCATGCACCATTGCTCTTGGTTTTCCAAAAGCATGGCGGTGTTGAGACGTGTGTGATCGTCTTCGATAGCCCGGACAGAATCCGAGGTATAATCGAGGACGGGTGCCCACTTCTCTAGAAGGGTTTTAGCGCGACTCTGATTGATGTAACTCGTGGGAGGAGCGATACGCTTACTCATTTTATTACATTCTCCTTTATAAAATATCGACCAGTAGCAAATTTGCTACCAAATAATCTCAGGTATAAACCTCAGAAATCACCAGCGACCAAGTTCGTTGAGATAGCTGCTTGTCGATTCGTTAGCTTCAGAAGCAGGCTTTTCAGCAGCTTCTTCTACTACGACACGATCAACAGTTTCAGTTTGCTCAACGGCTTCGTCGCGTATGTTTGAAAGACGCTCCTCTTCAGTTTTATTAAAGAGTTTAAGAGTGTAATCATAGTTCTCATTAATGAACTCAACATCTTTGTTACCTAGAAGCTTCGCGATATATTTCTTTTTGTTTTCAGGAAGATCCCGAGTTTTCTGTTCTAGTAACAGAGAGGCTTTCGCCTGATTGAGTTCTTTTTCAAGAACTACACTGCGCTCTTTTGCGCTTTCAAGCTCTTTACGAGCTTCATCTAATTGTTTCTTTCCGTCCATTACTGCTTCACGAATGCTTTCTTGGGCAGTCGCTGCATCAACGGCGAGAAGATTGCGGACCTTGCCGAGAACGTCAACAGCACGACGATTAGTCACTGCTTTTTTGATGTCTTCTGCAGGTACAACTTCATCAAGATAAGCTTCCAAATAGGTGCTAATATCATTGATGGTTTCGGATTTGAAAGATTTAGCTTCGTTAGAAAGTGCAGACTGATATTTTTCTACGATAGACTTGAGTTTATCTGAATGATTTTCATCTATAGCAGATACAACCTTGTTTAGTTTAGAAACGTGATCTTTATCGATTGCTTCAACGAG